TTTGTCATTACACATAAAAACCATTGAGATGCAAAATCAGCCTCAGTTTCTCCTGAATTTAAAATTGAAGTAGGTGTGGTATATTGAAGACCACTAGTATCTATACCACCTCCCTGAAAATACCATGCCAATCTACCTAAAGAAGCATTATAATAAAATCTAGAGTGTAGTCTAACATAATTTGAAAACCAAATATGAGTAGGTACTTCTAAATTAAAATCAGCCGATCCATCTCCTTTTACCCAAAAAGCATGAGTCCAGTTTTGATCCGCATCAAAGAAAGTCTCACCAAAAGTACCTGTACCTCTATTTACTTGTCCGTATGAACTATTACTAAATTTATTTTCTATAGGTGTAGAGGAAGCATCATTATCTGTTAATGCTATAGTTTTTGCGTTTGAAAAATTATCGTAACCACCATGTCTAAATAGGACAGGCTTATATGTAGTAGTCGGGTTTTCATTTGATTTAAACCACTGACTGTAATTAAATGATTTATTTTTTGCTATATGTTGGTGCATAAAATCTCTAGCACCTGTATTAAAACTAGATACTTCGTTACCACTAACGTCAAAATTTAAAGATCCTCTAGCATGTTTATTTTTAGGGTCTGCTCCATTAGGTATTAATTTAACCATTTGTTCATTACCAAGAATATTTCCTGTAACGGAAGGAGCTGTTGAACTTACTTCTTTTCTAAGTGCATTACACCAATTAGTACCGTCTGGAGACATTTGTACTTCTACGTTTACACCGCTAGTACAATTAGCCGCACTAGGTACTTTAGCCACAAGAATATGGTCAGCAGAATCAGCAGGTAATTGTATAGTGTCCGATGTAATATCTACATTAGCTTGTTTACTACTTTCTGTAATTTTTACTTTTTTCTTGTCCGTTGATGCCATTATATCTCCAAAAAAGCCCCCGAAGGGGCTAACTTACTTAATACTGTTCTGTAATATCAGATCCTACAATTATAATGTGAGTCTCTAGCGCAGCATTATCTATAGTAAATCTTATCTGGTCTGTACCAGATCCACCTTTTCTAGCTCCTGGAGCAATACTATTAGCATTAGTTCTAATTACTACTGGCTTTGCTGCAAATGGTTGTTTTAGTTCCATTTCTACAATTCCTGAAGAAGCGTCACATGTAATAGCTTTTACTTGATGTTTAGCTGGTCCGCTTACTTTATCAAGTATACTTCCAGTAACACTTTTAGCACCTTCATCTAAAACTATTTCTAATTGTCTCATTTTTCTCTGTGAACTTTTTACTGATCTTAACATTTCTGTCTCCTTTGGTTAATCTCAAATGTAACTCCCTAAAAAACCCCCTAGCCGTTTTTAAACTAGGGGGAGAGGACCAGGGAGGAATGTCCTCTTTTTAGGTTATATTGACAAGCCTTTAATTACGCCATGAAAACATGGGTTCATATAAACTTCTAAGTAACCACCGTATCTAGCTTCATACGAATCTTCTCCTGCTTTACGTAGGAAAACAGTTCCATCATCATCAAACCAACCGAAGTCAGGTCTGTGGTAGATATGGATGTGAGAATCATTTAGAAGGTAGATTCTGTCGTCTTCAACAAAACGCTCTGGGAAAATCCCAATAGGTCCGTCAACAGACATGAATTCAACACCACTAAAAGAGATGTCAGCACCAGATTTAGACTTTAGCCCAGCTCTAGTATTTACTGAATATCTTTTTTGATCTTCTAGTAGATTAAGAATTTTTTCGTATTGCTTAAATGAAGTAACAATAAGGTTAGGAGACTTACCACAAGCCTTCTTAACTTTTAACATCATTTCATTCAACATATCAGTAGAAATAGCTGCTGAACTAGCGTCTTTAACTTGAGCTTGCCATCTACGTCCACGAGTAATACTGTGTAGATCTGCTGCCCCTGCTTCATTAGAAAGAGCTTTTAACCCTAGAGGATCTCTATCTTTAGAATTCTGCATGAAAAGTACGTCTGCAACCGATGCTGCTGCTGCTGTTTGTCCAGAAATACCTGGATCGTCAACAGTAATTTTTCCTAAATCTGGATCTACAGCAGTAATCTCTAAAAGACCTCCGCCATTAGAATTTACAGAAATAAGATCTCTTTCTTCAAAGTTTGCTTCTTTGAAATCACTAATAGTAAGAACTTGTGGAAGTGATGTACCATCTTTAGCACTTACTGTACCTAGTTTACCAGTTCCGTCATTGAAAAGAATACGAGACATGTTTCTCATATAAGATTCAACACCTTTCTTAACTACTTCTTTTGTAGCACGTACGAAAGCACCCTCATCAGATAAAGCAGCTTTAATTGTTTCTCTGTCGATTTCTACAACAGCATAAACTTTTTTAGCTTTGATGATAGCTTCACTATACTGAGCTACGTTTGGTTTTGGTAAAACACCTGAACCAACACCACCAGCAAAAGATTGAGGTACTGTTAATTGTAGTTGTTTACCTGTAAAATTGTATGACTTTTTAACACGTCCTAAAAGTACGTTAGCTGAGTTATATACATTTTCAGAAAGCTTCTCGTACTTAATTTTAAATAATTTAGACGCATCGGATAAAGTCAATGTTCCATCGTGATGGACACCTTGAAATTGGTCTGACATAATATGTCTCCTTTAATTAAGTTTATAAATCATCCCACTCTAAATAATCTTCTTTAGATTTGGGCTCCTTTTTTGCCTGTTCCTTAGGTTCAACCTTTTTTGAAACAGATTTAGATGCTGTTTTCTTAATGTCACCATAAACGTCTTTTACAATTTCCACAAGATCCTCATTATCAAAAGAAGGGTTCTCCATTACAATCTTTTGAAGGGTTTCAAGAATGTTGTCTTGTTGCGCAAGTATAGGATCAACTTGAGTTAATGCTTCTTCTGCTTTGGAGAAAGCTTGACTATGTACATAATAATCAGCTATAACAGCAGGAGTAATATTACCTTCAAATTCTCCATCCATAAGTTCCTGGTAGGCATTTTGAAAAGCCTCATCCGAGATATTGTGAGCTTCCTGAGCATTGGCGATTTCCATTTCTAGTTCCTTTTGGGATTGCTGTTCCTGGGATCGTTTCTGTTCAGACTCTTGTTGTCGCAGTAGATATTCGTTTTGAACACGTAAATCTTCTGCTTGTAGTTGCTCTGGGCTCATTTCATTGAGTCGAAATACTTCTGGAGCTATTTGGTTTAGAAGTTCCCTCTTAAACTCGTGAGGCTTCATACCGGAAAACTCTGCAAAATATTCTAATGCACCCATCGCATCATTACTTTTAATTTTTTCAGCAAATTTTGTTATATATCCATTAATTTGCTCTATATCTTTATCGTATGTTTCTTTATACGTTTCAAAATCTTTTCTTTCACTAGAAAACTCTTGAAACTTTTTATCATAAGACATTTTTCCACTATAATTATTGAGAAGTTCTTGTAATTCTACATCTACTTCTTCTCCATCTACTTTATGTTTAAAGGACGTGTTAGCATATAACTCAACGTCCCCTTCGCCTTGTTTCGCAAGGATCTTTTTAATTTCCTCTTCAATCGCTTCTTCTGCAACGTCAACCTCTTTTGCGTCACCTGCTTCTTTAGAGTCTGATTTGTTCTCTTTTGGCGCGCTCTCTTTCTTACTTTTACCTTCACTTAGTAACTCTGCTCCTTCTCTGCCATCAGTTAATTGATCAAGTTCATCAAAAGATAGTACAGCAGCATTTTCATTTGCTTCTGGTGCTAAATCAACTTCTTGATTAACTTCTTGCACAGCATTTTCGTTAATTTCACTCATTGTTTTCTCCCTGTTCTGTTATTTCTGACTTATCTTCGCCTGGTATATTTCCTGTTATAGGTAATCCTTGGTTAGCTTCTCCTTGTACTATTAATCTTTGTTGCTCTACTGATCTTGGTACAAATCCGTTAGGAAAAATTGGAAAGTTAGGTAGTTCGGCTAATTTAGCTTCAAACCCAGGATTAACTTTTGCTTTTTCTACCATTAAAAATTCGTGTATAGATATATGCTCTAACATTTCCTCTCTTAACTCAGGAGGACATTCTTCTTTGAATGTACGTTCCTGTATAGCTTTTGTGTGAACCTTCCAATGTAATATATGATCTTCAAAATCCTCTGGGTCTCCTACAGGTCTACCTGCCATCATATCTTCATTCTCAGACTCAGCAGCTCTTACAGCTACAGTTAATAAATTATTCATTTTCTCAGTGTCACCTAGATCTAGTAAGTCAATCCATCTTTCATTAGACAGTAGATCTGGTTTCATTTGCATTATTTCTACAATACGTTGTATTTTACCTGCTTTAGATTCAGGTAATCCTGTACCTAACTCTAATCTAATATCATAATTTTTATTTAGATTAGCAGTATCAAAATGTCGTATGGCATATTTGTTATTTTTTCCAACAATACGTAACATACGTCCATCATCTGCATCGTAGTAATCTCCACATACAGCTAATGTCATTTTAGCAATATCTTTAATCATGTCATTATGTTTAATAACTGTTGTACTATTACGTTCTTGCTCTTGTTCATTAAGAAACTGTAAAGCTACAGCCGCAGTAATACCTTTAGGAGGTGTTCCTCTAGATACCCCTTGAATACCATATATCTGACCCATCTCTTCACGTAACATATTTCTAAAGTTATACGCTTCAGGAGGATTAGGCATCGTTTGCATCATCTGAGGGGCAACTGGACCTTGGTATTGTACTATAGTATTATCATTACCTAATGATTCTATCTTACATGCGCCTCTAGGCATAACCCATTTAGAGTGTCCCATAAGATAAATATTTTTAGCTAATAAGGTAGATAAATTGTCATGCATATTCTGAATAGGTCTAACCATTTCATATTGAGATATACCATTAAGAACTTCAGGTACATCCATATCAGTAAACCTTACAAAAGGTAATTGTCCATGAGAAAATTTTAATTCACTCATCTCTAATATTACATCGTTAGTAAACTTTACATAATACCCATTTTTGCAGTATTTAGTAGCTTTATGATAAAACTCATATATTACTGTATCTTCTTCTAATAAGTGGTCTGTTAATGTATCTGCATTAAAAGCTTTTACGTTAGTAGTTTGTTTTAACTTTTTAGTTTTATCAGGGTATTCTTTTTTAAGAGTTTCTGTAGATTCTACACTTATTCTAAAGCAATACTCTACTTTATCAATAGTTTTTTGTCTTTGTAGTAATACTCTCCAGGGACATTCTATCTCATAATCTATATCACCTATATGTACTGGATCTTTAGGGTCCATAATCATAGGATTACCATCACTGCCTATTAAAGGTTCTCCTTGATCATTTACCATGGTTAAAGGTATTCCCATATCCCTAGCCTTTACGTACATAGGGTGTAAATCACCTTTATTCTTATTCCATGTAATAAAGCAATAAGATTCTCCAAATATAAATGCGTTACGTAACATTTTTTGACGTACTTCATCTATATTATTTATATACCATAAATGATCCATAAGATACTTAGTAGCTTTTGCAGCACTCCTATCTTCGTACTCATCATTCGTAGGTAATACATTTACTGCTGGTTTTAGTCTAGATAATTGAGATATACGAGTTTCAGTCATGTCATGTAAGTGATTAACTACAAACTTGTTTACTCTCTGAAGAAATTGCCGCTCTGATCTTCGGACATCACTTCTAAGAACCGAGGCTGCTATGCCTCTATATGTTTCTAAATTTTTTCGTATACTTGCGTTTCTGGCTATTGATTGTTTCTCTAATGTTCCTACTACCTTATTACACCACGTTAATACTGCTTTTTCATCGTCTTTTTCTATAGCATGGAATGGTTTTACATTGATTTTATCAGGGCTATCTGCTGCTATATCGTCAAAAAAACTCATTTATGCTCCTATACCATACGGTAGATTTCTTCATTCTCATCTTGTTGCTCTTGATTTATTTCATCGATTACATTATCAGATTCGCCAAACTTGTCTTTAACAGCTTGGTCAACTGGCATAAATTGTACGGTATGGGTTTGTTTTTCCAAACTTTTTACCAAAATCAGAGCATACAGAGTAAAAGGTAACAGAATCATGCTTAAAATGCAAGATAAAATTGAAAAAATTATTGAAATTTGTGTAATATCCATAGTTTATTCCTCCCAAGGCATTACTACGTAGGACCAATCTTTATCTTTAGAATACTCATCAAAGTCTTTTTCCATACGTATCATTGTTCTTTTGTCGTCATCTTTTATATCTTTCTTCTCTATAACTTCATTCATATCATAATTAGCGGCTGCATTTAAGTAACGCCAACAGTCAATTAAATGATCATTTTTCTTAGGTATATTCCCTTTGTCATCTCTTACATAGTTTTGACATTCCCATGTAAGCTTCTTCATGCGATCTGATATGTTTAATGTTTCATATACCATCTGGTCTTTACATAAAGACAACCCATTTTCTTTCTTATGTAGATGTTTTGCTGTGGGCATAAAGTAGTCTCCAAATTGACCCATTAGCTCTGTAGCAAACCAAGCTGCGGCTTCATCATATACTTTGCACCAATCATCTACCTCTATGTAAGGATTTAGTTCTTTCATCTTAGCCTTGATCCTAGGATATATCTGGCGAATTGTTGTATTAGATTGATCAGTTTCGTAAATCTCA